ATGCGCGTAAGAGCGAAACGAGAACCTATACAGATAGAAATGATTAAAAAAGGATTTAATCAAAAGACGCTTTCGAAAAGAATCGGAGTGCAACAATCGACTTTATCGAATTTTCTAAGCAATAAATATTCTCTATCTCCAAACAAGGCTTTCGAAATATCTAAAGCTTTGGACAAAGACTTTGATGATTTATTTCTGATAGAAGAAAAGGAGGTGACTAGATGAAACTCGAAGTAGATTTAAGCCCGACTATAGAACAGCAATTAACAGAAGTTGCTAGTCGTGTATGGGCGGAGACAATGAAGTGTGAAGTTGAGAAACGGACTTTTCCAGAATGGATGGATTTAGAAACAACATGTGATTACCTACAAGTATCACGATCCAATTTATCTAAGTTTATAAAAGAATTGGATTTTCCAGTTTCAACGATCAATCAGACGAAGCGTTGTAATCGTAAAAAGGTTGATGAATGGATGGCACAATTTGAAATTTAATTAGTTGCTGGGGGCAAAAGGAAGGTTGGTTAGTCAAATGATAGTCGCAAAACAATTATTATTGGAGGATGGAAATGCTGAAATTAGTTTGGATACCTAAGAAGTACAAGAATTTTTCTGTACGTGAAATTGTAGAAGAAGCTGAAAGTATTTTGAAAGAGTGTAAGGATGCTGAAAAAGAGAATGCACGACTTTATGCGGATTTAATGGTTCTTCAAAATCAAATAGCTAATTTAACAGAAGAACAAGCACGAAAAAATTTAGCGGTCATGATTCCATGGCTAGAAAGTCAGTTTCCAAGTTTAAAAGAAACGGAGTAAAAACCTATGGATAGAGAAAAGAAAAAAAGCCTTTGCTATACAATTCTTGGCGGAATCAGCAAATGGCTAGACGTAGGTAAAATACCTATATTTCTTTTCTCTAATTCTAACATAAATTGATGGAGGAATGAAGAGAATGAACAAAAATATTGATTTAAATGGAGCATTAATTGAAGCCCAATACCTGTCTTTTTCAATATCAGCGCTAAATGATATGCTTTATGTTTTTTTAGGATCGGGTCACCCAAAGCTTGATGAGATAAATAAAATTAATGCTGTAGCGGCAGCAATCCAATGCCTGGCAACTAAGCATGCCGAAGATATGCTTGTGTTGGAAAGTGAGGAAGACTAATGATCTATATAGGAAAAGTCCGACCATCCATCATGGAACCACCAATTGATAAAAGTATTATTCAATTCTTTTCAGAATATACACCGATTAAAGTTGATGTTTCTGATGATCCCGAAGAACAGAAGAAATTAAAGACGATGGGAATTGACGGTTTTATAGCTGGTGAAATGAAAGCCTTGATACGCAAGAACGAGAATTTAATTAGTCGTGATTGTCTAATTTTAGATTTAGATGACGTAGTTATATCAGAAAGCGAATTAGTTGAAAAGATTAGCAAGAAATTTAAAAAGTTTGATTATGTGCTTTATCCCACTGTAAGCCACGTTTTCAAAGGCGTACGCTATCGTTTAGTGATTCCATTGGATAAGCCAGTGAACGAACAAGATTATAAAATGCTAGTGTCTTTCTTTTCTCAAAAAGTTTTGAGCGATATTATCCGTATACCAGATTTATCTAATTTAACCTGGTCACAAATACAATTATTACCAGTGACAACTCAGCACGTCACAAGTGAACAGATAATCATTTCTAAGGGAGAAAAATTATTTCCGGTAGAAGAAGCATTATTAGGAGCTAAACGGTGGGAAAAAGAATACTCTTTACTAACTGGTTGCGTTCGTTCTACACCGTTATACAAAAACACAAACCAATTTAAAAAAGGTGGGTCACGTTATCGGAATACCACCACTGAATTGTTTGAAAGTTTGGTTGCTGGTTGTGAAGAAGGAAACCGAAACAATCGGATTGCACAGATAACAGGTGGCTTATTGGCTCGAGCGGTTGATGTGTCGGCAGTGTTCGAACTGGTGAAAGTCGCCAATCAATATTTTGCAGAACCATTATCAGAAAAAGAAGTTGAAGCCACGTTTTATTCGATCGCAAAAAAGGAGTTGTCGGATAGTTGAGCAATTTAGTTGAATTACAGGACTTACAAAAGAAGAAACAACAATCCAATAAGGAACTTCCAAACTGGATTTATTATGATGAGAACGGAATAATGAAAGTCAATGCTCAAAAACTAGGCTATGAAGTCATGAAAGAAGTTCCTATGATTCGAGCGAGTGAATTATCTTTTGGTGCAAGATTTGATAAATCCATTGGTGCATGGCGCTTGGATAGTTTGAATGATTTTTTAGAAGGATATATCACGAAGAAATTAGAATCAGTCGGCAAGTGGAGCCAACAAAAACTAAACGAAACCAAGAAATTTATATTCATTAAAATATATGATAGTACGATGAAAGAAAATCCATTCAATCGTAGCAAGCCCTACCTAGCCAATTTTAAGAACGGCACATACAACATTAAGACTGGTGAATTGAAGCCACATGATATTAAGGATTATATCTTACAAAGCCAAGAGTATGCAATAGACCCAAGCATTAAAGACTATCCGACAAAAACAGTCGCTTGGCTGAATGATTTAACAGGCGATAAAGAAAGTGTGCTTTATCTCATGGAAATTATCGGTTATTGCTTCTATCGTAGTTATGCACCCTTTCAATGTATCACGATACTACAAGGTAGCGGAGAGAATGGAAAATCGACTTTCTTAACTATGCTAACAAAGATACTCGGTCAAAGTAATGTTAGTAATGTGACGTTGCAAGATTTAGGGAACAAACAGAATCGCTTTGCCAGCAGTAACTTGTTTCAGAAGTTAGCGAATGTATTTGCGGATATTGGGGCAGACTTTATCAAGTCTACAGATTTATTGAAGGCTCTTACTGGTGGTGATCGTTTATCTGCCGAACAGAAAGGGAAAGACGCGTTCATGTTTATCAATTTTGCAAAGCTGATATTTTCTGCTAACGAGTTACCGCCATTCAGTGATTTTACATTAGGCTGGGATAGACGATTGAATGTGGTTCCGTTTGATTGCGTGATTGATGAAACCTTTAAACAGAAACATGATTTGCAAGCAATTGAAGATGAGATTCCGATATTTACTGTTGAATGCATGCGAGCATTTTTTGAAGCCTTCCAACGTGGAGAACTGACCGAATCAGTGAAAATGAAGGAGACAAAAGAAAAGTGGCTGAAAGAATCGAATCATGTTTTACGGTTTATTGAAGAAATGTGTGACCTAGATATGGAGTTGAAAGAAGGCGATTCATCAAAAATGATCTATGAAGAGTATCGAAACTTTTGTTTTAAAGAAAGTCTAAAAGAATTGTCACAACCAAAATTCACGAAACAATTGGAGAAGATGGGTATTTTCAGAAGAAAACAAAGTATCAATGGAACTAGAATGTGGAGATACACCCATCTAAAACTAAAAAATGAGTACACCCCTATAATAAGTTGATATATATTGGACACTTTGGACAGGGTACTAGAATCATTGATATAACAACGTTTGTGAAGATAATATGCAATGAATATCGGGAAAACGCTTGGACACCTAGTTGGACAGGTAAATAAAGTGTCCAAGCAACTGTCCAACGATAAATAGCAAACTCGTTAAAATAAAGACTATAAAACGTTGATTTAACAGCGTTTATAAGGACGTGTCCAACATGTCCATAAAAAAACAATAAATCACAGGGGTCAGCATATTTTTTTAACAAGGAGAGATCAAATGTTAAACATTATAGAAATAAATAAAAAGATTCATTTTGAATATACAAAAGAAATCGGTCAAGTATTAATGAACGCCTTATCATTCAGTGTGGCATTACAGACGAAGGATTATTCTACCTTTTCCCCCGAAGTGTTGGAGCAAATGGAGAAAGACCCTGAATGGTTGTATGATATTACTAATTGGCTGCAAGTGACAATCGTTAATTCTTTATTGCAGAGTGATAACTACGATAGCGTAGATGAGGTCGTGAGTGAGTTTAATTGTCTGCTTAATCTATATGATGTGGCTAGAAGTCGGGAGTTCACGCAAAACGAAAATAACTTATTCTTATCTATTCACGATAAATTTTTAGCCTTACTATTATCAGATGACGAACTGGTAAATAACTTATTGGAGGTAGAATAATTATGTATATGGAAAGTATTAGATACTTCGATGGTGAGAAACACATCGAGTATTCAAACACTCAAGAAGATGTAGACTTTATTAATTTTGAAGAAGATAAAATCGCTAAAGTTAATTTTATAGATGGAACATACTTAAAGATAGTTTCGCCTTATATTGAATACAAATCAAAATGGGAACAAGATGATTCTGACGAATGAGATCGCTTTGGGTGGTAATCTATCTATGCCAGTAAAAAAGCAGTGTAATCATGCTGGATGTAAAGTATTGGTTGATTATAGACAGAAATATTGCGATAAACACAAGCCAGCGACAAAACAGACCAATGCTGACCGATACGAGAACCGCAAGCGAAACGGTGGGAAGTATTTCAAGTTCTACCATAGCAAGGAGTGGAAGAAGGCTTCACAGTTATATAAGCTAAATCACCCATGTTGTGAGGATTGCCTAGAAGAAGGTATTATCCGTAAAACTGACGTAACGGATCACGTCATAGAATTGCGTGATGATTGGTCTAAACGGCTAGATGAAAGTAATTACCGTTCACGCTGTCACTATCACCACAACCTTAAAACGAGACAGGAAAAAGCGAGAAGAGTCACCCTTAACAGATAGGGGCGTGGTGTCTGGTCGCTGGAAACCGAGGGATGTGTCATTTTCTCACGAATAACCGTTGTAAAAGGCTTCACAGCGACAGAAACATAACGACTACACTTGTAATCTCAAATGGAATAGTTTATAATGAAAGTAGGAGATTTATTGGAAAATAAAGCGATAATCACTGATAAAACAGGGAAACAACGCACCATTAAATTACCAGAATTTGGTCATGTGACCATTCAAATGCAAAACGGAAAAATCATTTATATAGATAAATTAGACAAAGAAAAATTCTGATCGAAAAACGAAGGAATGTTGGCTTAATTGCTGGCGTTCCTTTTTCTTTTGTCTGAAAGGAGGACAACATGGGACACCCAAAATTATTAGAAGATACAAAAGGCAATATATCAAGTGAAGAAAAGGCTATTCGTGTAGATGCAAGAGAAGAATTATTCAAGCAGCAACCATTAATAAATATCACGCCCCCTGACTGGATGGCAGCGAGCGCTAGAAGTGAATGGAATCGTATCGTACCAACATTAAAAAAAGATTATCCATTGAGTGAAGCAGATTATGGTTCATTGGTAGCATATTGTTTAGCCTTTGCTCGAATGAAAACAGCCGAAGCCGAGATAAGAAAATCAGGAACGTTTATCACATGCGAAAACGGAGTAAAGAAAGCTAATCCAGCAGTTCGAGTTCAATCTCAAGCTATGAGTGATTTGAAAAAACAAGCCACCTCACTAGGTATGACCTTAGAATCACGATCAAAACTAGCTTTGAACAAGGTTAAAAATGATGAACCCGAAGACCCGTTCAAAAAGTTGATGAGTTCATGAACGATTACATTGAAAAAGTATTATCAGGCGAGTTGGTTGCACCTAAGAAAATTATCCAAGCGTGTGAGCGCCATATAAGCGATTTGGAGCGTTCTAAGTCAGATAGCTTCCCTTATGTGTTCGATGAAGAACAAGCCACCAAAGCGATTAAATTCATTGAGTTGCTACCATCTACGGACGGTAAAGCAATCAAGATGTTAGGATTTCAAAAATTCATTCTAGGCAGTCTTTATGGCTGGCGTACTAAAGAAGGGAATTACAGGCGATTCAATCGAGCGTTTACCAGTATGAGCCGTAAGAATGGGAAAACGTATATCGCTAGTGGTATGGCTGCTAATGCGTTGATTATGGAACAAGAACCAGCAGAAGCAAGGCAAGTATTGTTTGTAAGTAACGCTTTGAAACAAGCTAAATTGGGCTATGATATGCTGTCTAATTCACTTAGAAACGTGGTCAAGTCTAGTAAGTTTTTAAGACCACAACTGAAAATTATGAACTCTAAGATTCAGCACTTGCCCTCTAATTCGTTCGCTATGGCACTGGCTAGTGAAACCAGCACGCTAGATGGGTTTGCACCAACAACCGCAATTCTTGACGAGTGGCACGAAGCAAAAACTCGTAAAACGTACAACGTCATTAAGTCAGGAATGACCCAACAAAAGAACGGCTTATTGTGTGTTATTAGTACCGCTGGGCTTGATTTAAACGTTCCTATGTACGAGGAATACTTATTGTTAGAACGTGTGCTAAAAGGCGAAGAACAAGCTGATAGGTACTTTATAGCGATATGGGAATTAGACGATCCCGAAGAAATTCACGATCAAGAGAAATGGATCAAAGCCAATCCGATTTTTGAAAGTGAAGAAATCAAAAAAGTAATGATTCCAACCATTCAAGATGATGTGAACCTTGCTTTGAAACAAAATAACCTTAATTCTGTATTGGTGAAAAACTTCAATTTATGGAGACAAGCGAGTGAGGACAGCTATATGATTGCTGAAGACTGGCAGGCAACCGAAGTAGAACCACAAGATATTACAGGCAAGCCCGTTTATATCGGAGTGGATTTATCTAAAACAGATGATTTAACTAGCGTTTCATGGATCGTACCGCTAGATAACGGCGAACTTTATTGTGATTCTCATAGCTTTGTAGCCACCAAATATGGGCTTCAAGACAAAGAAAAGCGCGACGGTTTGCCTTATCGAGAACTAGAAAAAGCTGGTGAGTGTTCCATTACTCAATTAGAAAGTGGAATCGTGGACTATGACCAAGTATTTCAGTTTATTCAAGATTTGATTCAAGAAAATGATTTGGAATGTATGGGGATTTGTTATGACCCGTATAACGCTAATTCGCTTATCAGTAAAGCTGAAAAAGCCAACTACCCAATGTTAGAAGTAAGACAAGGAACGATTACTCTAAACGTTCCGACCCGAACTTTTAGAGAACAAGTTTATGAAGGCAACGTTATTCACAATAAAAATACGATTCTCACCCATGCAGTGAACAACGCTATTTTAAAAACGGATAACAACGGCATTCAGATTAATAAATCAAAGAACAGTAACAAAATTGATCCAATAGCTGCATTAATCAATGCCTATGTGTTTGCAATGGATTACTTCACCACAACGGAAGGAGCGAAAGCAGACAATGAATTTTATACAAGTGAAGAATTTTCTTTCTAATTACATTCATACCGTTCTTTTACTTCTCGGATTGGTGTGTGTGTTGGTTGCAATCACCTTACTAACAAATGTCTATTATGGCTTGTTAGCGCTGGGCATAGTGCTTATTGGGATAGCGGTCATGCTAAATACAGAACAGAAGGGAGGTTAAAAGATGGCATTTTTTAAAGCGAGACAAAATACAACGGGAGATCCTTTCTTGGATCATGTGGTATCAATCCAATCGGATGATTACACCACCAGTTTTACAAGCGTTCGTGCATTAAGAAATAGTGATGTGTTTGCAGCCGTTCGGATCATTGCCAGTGATATTGCTTCAAGTCCAATTCAATTGGTTAAAAACAATATGCCGCAAGCTGATGATGAACTGGTGAAGTTGCTAAACGATAAGCCCAATCCAGAAATGGACGGGTGGCATTTTAAATTTTCTTTGGCGGTCAATATGTTGCTAAACGGTAATAGCTTTGCAGAGATTAAACGTAACGGTGAAAAGGTAGAAGAACTTCACTTATTACCTAACTCAAGCGTGGCAGTTACTCAATTAGATAATGGCACGTTGTCTTATCAGATTGGTGATAAAAAAAGACGTGTGAAGTCTAGCGATATTTTGCACTTCAAATATTTCACCCAAGATGGTTTGACAGGATTGCCGCCGCTTTATGCGTTACGTGATGAAATGAAGATACAACAGGCTGGTAATCGAACATTACACAATTTCTTTGCTCGTGGTGTCAGCGGATCAGGAATTTTGAAGGTTCATAAGTCAGATTTAGACGGATCGGCTAAAAATGCGATACGTGAAAAATTTGAAGAAGCCAACGGTTCAAGTAGCGGAGATAATGCACTAAGAACAATCATTCTTGATGAAACAATGGACTATAAATCTTTAGAAATAAATACAGATGTTTTGAAGTTGGCTAATTCGAGTGATTGGACAACGAAACAAATTGCTAAAGCGTTCGGTGTACCGATTGAGCGTTTAGGCGTTGAAAATGAACACTCTAGCACGACTCAAAGTAACTTGCAGTATATACAAAGCACACTGATCCATTACTTCAATGTGTTTGTGAGTGAATTGGATACGAAACTTGAAACCAATATCCGTTTTAATTCCGATCAGTTGTTAGAAACCGATCCAGAAACAAAAGTAAAAAATGTGTTGGAACAGGTCAAAGGGTCACTTCTCACAATTAATGAAGGGCGGTCGAAAATGGGGCTACCCCCCATGGATGGTGGTGATCGTTTACTAGCAAGTTTGAACTTTACGTATTTAGATACGTTGGAGAAATATCAATTAAAAGAACAGGAAGGAGTTACACCAGTTGAATAATGAAGAAGAAAAGGAAAAACGGCTGACAGAAGAAGCCAATCTAAAAGCCGATTCTCCAAAAATGGGGAAAGAAAACGAAGAACAGCCAACAGACGGCAAAATTATTTCAGGCTATGCGTTGAAATTCGGGCAACCGTCAAAAGATTTAGGCGGCTTTGTGGAAGTCATTACACCCGAAGCATTAAAAGAGGTGGATTTATCAAATGTGTTCTTATTGCAGAACCATGATTATAGCAAGCCTTTAGCAAGCGTTAAAGCAGGCACGTTAAAATTAAACATTGATGATGTTGGTTTACATTTTGAAGCGACTTTAAACGATACCAGCTATGCCAACGATGTATATGAAAATGTCTCAAAAAAATTGCTTGATTCTATGTCATTTGGTTTTGTGCTGGGGATCGATTCCTTCGACAAGAAAGAAGATGGTGAGGTAGTCCGATCCATTGAAAAAATGAAAGCCTTGAATGAAATTAGTGTCGTGACCGTTCCCGCTTATGATTCATCAAATGTCCAAGTCAATAAGCGTTCTTACGAATCGTTTATGAGTAACAACCAAGCAAAGCAAACAAACAATAGCTTAGAATCCACTTCTAAAGCACAAAAGGAGAGTAATAACATGGAAAAAACTTTAATCGATAACGAAAAAACAGAAATGCGTGGGTATGAAGAATATATCCGTTCACAAGGCGAAGTGCGTGATGGAGTCACTACTGTAAATGCGGCGGCAGTTGTACCAGAAGAAGTAATTGGTGAAGTATTTGACTTGAAACGTTCAAGTTATAATTTGGCACAATATGCAACAGTAAAAACAGTATCAAATGGACAAGGTAAATATCCAGTAGCAACTAACCAACAAGCAGTGTTAGCAACAAAAGCTGAACTTGCTGAAATTGGTGATATTGACGCTAAAATGTTTACTTCAGTTGATTATAAAGTAGAAACTCGTGCTGGCAAGATTGCCTTATCAAATGAGGTTGTGGAAGATTCAGCAGTAAATATCGTTCAAGAAGTCAAAGATCAGTTAGCGAAATTGGTTGAAAATACCGACAATAAGCATATCGTGGATTTGTTGAAAACATTCACCAAGAAAACGGCTGCTACGTTGGACGATTTGAAACAACTATACAATGTGGCATTAGACCCAGCATTAAATAAAATGGTAATTCTAAACCAAAGCGGATATCACCACCTAGATACATTGAAAGATTCAGATGGACGTTACATTTTACAACCCGATGTGACAGCGCCTAGTGGTAGATCATTGTTCGGTATGCCAGTAGTAATGATTGCAGATACATTGTTTGCCAATCTTAAAGTTGGAACATTCCCTATGATTATGGGGGATATTGCACAATCTATCTTTGTTGCTCGTAGAAATCAAGTAACGACTCAATGGGAAAAATTCGATTATTATTCTCAAGGTTTAGCGGTAATTGTGCGAAATGATTACAAGAAAATTGATGAAAATGCTTCAGTTTATATTGAGTTTACGCCAGTTGTAACACCAAAAGTATAGAAAAATATTGGGCGGCGGAATTTTCCGCTGCCATTTTCATTAGGGGGGGGGATAGAATGCCAACATTAGAAGATTTAAAAAATAGTTTGCGGATAGACCATAATTTTGATGATGGATTATTGCAGCAATTACTAGATACAGCTTGTCAGTACGTTATCAGTGCTATTGATTCAAAAGCAGAAGAAGGCGTTATAGAGGCTTATAAGCAGTTTAATTGGGCAGTGTCATTACTTACTCAGCATTGGTATGAAACAAGAGACACTCCAAACAGTGAACGTATGCCAGTAACGGTACAAGCCTTAATCCAGCAAATGAGGGGGCTATACTATGCCGATCATTAAAAATATCAATGAATTAAATGAACGAATAGACGTTATCACAGTAAAGACTAAACCAGGGCCAATGCCTGGTGAAGATGTTGAAACAATTATTTTTAGTTGTTGGGCTAAAATACGCACACAAAATATCAAAGAAGATTACAACTAAAATGCTCGTTGGATGGCAAGGTAACAAATATAATGTGGTAAAAGTCAATCCTGATACAGCTTTTAAAGATTATATGGTCTTGTTAGTAAAGCAAAAACAATAAAGATTACAGTTGTAAACGTTGTAAGAATTTAGTATAATTAAGGTAGTAAATGAAGGGGTAGCTGCCCGAATTTTGCAAGACTTAGCTAGTCGAAATCTATTGTTGGACTGAAAATTGTAGGTGTGGTTGCAAACATATCGGACTAAGAAAGACGATAGATGATGAACGTTCAAAATTATTTGTTGCTCCGTCGCTTATCGGCTCAACATTCCTGACGACAGTCGGGGCTACGCTTTTTTGCTAAGCGGAATGCAGAAGCTAGTTTTAATTCAAAAATTGTTTTTCATAAGGTGAACCATTGTTGACAGTAGTTAATGAGTGGTCACGAATTGTTTTAAATTCGTTTGATAATTTTAACGGGCACGTCCTTTATGGGCGTGTTTTTTTGGTATAATTAAAATAAAATAGTTTTAGGAGGTCTATAAATTGAATATTAAAGAAGTGTGGAATAGCAGTGAAAATGAAGTATGGAAAAGAGCTTTGTCTGAAGCTTCAAAAGACACAGGTAGAGATGACTTGATTGAAACTAAAATGTCAAAACTAAACGTAGAATACTTAAAAAAAATAGAGACTCGTGAATTTTATAATTTTTTATATAATGACTATTTTTTATGGAAACACATAGACAAACGTTGGTTAGAAAATGTTAGGAAACTATTTAAAAAAAAATACGATCATAATTTGGAAGAGTTAGCACAAATTCAAAAAGATATATTTGAATTTGATTTAGATAATATTAATTTGGGCTTAAGAAGGGCAACTCAAATTTATGGAGTTGGTATCTCTGGAGCTTCAGGTCTACTATCTTTGTTGTATCCTAGTTATTTTGGAACTGTTGACGTCAGGGTTGTGGAAGCATTACGTACAACGGATGAGTATAAGGACGATTTAGAACTTAAAGAAATGAATGGGGAAAATATAAAAATTGGAGAAGCAACATATCTAATAAATATTTTTAGAAAAAAAGCGGGTGAATTGAATAAACTATTCGATCAATATTGCTGGACCCCTAGAGATATTGATGTAATTTTGTGGTTCTTTAGAGATAAAAAATAACCCCACACGTAATGAGAATTTTTGAATGCCCCCAGCTTAAAAAAGCTATCTAAAAACTATCTATTTGTAAAAATAGAAGTGAATATATGAGTTTTGAAATGCTATAACTCAGATGTATACCATTGATACAACAGTATTTGTGAGCATTTGCATAGAAAATCCTTAAATGGAAGGCAGTGTGGGTTAAACCTGTTATAGGAGCTAGAACCCTTGATATATAAGGTTTCTAGCTTTTTTTGTTTTGCCTGTATACTAGAAATGACCAGCTTTTGACCAGCTCTTTTACTGATGAGCCATCATATCAGCAAAGTCTTGACCTGTTTTCTTAGTTGCATTATTTGTAATATGTGCATAGATGTCTAATGTCACTTTACTATTTTCATGCCCTAATCGTTGTTGAACTACCTTGACAGATTCTCCTGCTTCTAATAATAAACTAGCATGTGTATGTCTAAACCCATGAGGTGTAATACGAGGCAAGTTATATTTTTTCAA